GATGAGTTTGCATTTACAGATGTGACTGTTGAAGTTACTGGTCAAGAGTTAACAATGTCTATGGGAGAAGAAACTCCTACAGCAGACGCTAACGTTGAATTAACAGGTATTCAATTAACAAGTTCAATTGGAACAGTAGATGCTGTAGCTGTAGCTGAGGTTACAGGCATTCAAATGTCCACTTCTATAGGATCTATTACAATAACAGCCAACGCTGATATAGATGTTACTGGAATTGAGTTACAATCTAGTGCTGGAAATGCAAATGTTACAGCGTGGGCTGAAATTGATCCAGGTGTGTCTAATGTTTGGACACCGGTTGATAGGGCAGCTTAAAAAGGATATAATAAAAATATGGCATCAACATATACTGATCTTGGAATAGAACTAATGGTGACTGGCGAAAACGCTGGTACTTGGGGAGATAAAACTAATTCAAATTTAAACTTAGTACAACAGGCTATAGCTGGATACCAAGCAGTAACTGTTAACGGAACAGGAACTACAACTTTAGTGATGTCAGATGCTACATTATCAAATGCAAGAAATGCAATAATACAATTAACAGGAACAATTACAGCAAATATTGATGTAACTATTCCAGACGGTATAGAAAAAACATATACAATTATAAATAACACGACAGGAGCATTTACAGTAGAGTTTAAAACTGTTTCTGGAACAGGGACTACTTTTTCTGCGACAGATAAAGGTGCAAAAATTATTTATAGTGATGGAACTAATATTGTTGATGTGACTGCAAATTTAAGTGATTTAACTACAGGTTCTATTACTTCAGATTCTATCACAGCTTCAGGAAACATTGAGCCAGGCGCTAATGATACTTATGATTTAGGGGCTTCAGGAAATGTATGGAGAAACATATATACAGGGGATTTACATTTAAATAATGAGCATAAAAAAGAAGGTAATATTGTTGACGGTTCTAAAGGTAGCTGGACTTTACAAGAAGGCTCCGACAATATATACTTAATTAATAATAAATCTAATGAAAAATTTAGATTAAAGTTAGAAAAAATTTAAGGAGATACTATGGGTATTATTTCAAATGGAAATACAGTAATTGATAATGGCGCAATTGATGCGAATGAAGTTGATACTACGCAAATAGCCGATAGTGCAGTTGAAACAGCAAAAATAAATAATGACGCTGTTACTGCTGACAAACTTGCAAACACTGCAGTTACTGCAGGATCTTACACTTCAGCGTCTATTACAGTTGATGCTCAAGGAAGAATTACTTCTGCATCTTCAGGATCTGCTGCTGGTGGAGCTTTAGGATTTAGAATTTTTGCAAATGGTCCTGCTTCAGGTAACAGAGTTGCAAACCCATCTTCAAATGCTTTTGCTGCTTACGCATATTCTGGCGGAGGCGGAGGCGGCGGAGGTGCCGGATCATATAATAGAAGTGGAGGACCTGGAGGTTCTGGAGCTTTTGCTTATTACGCAGGAAACTTAACTGGAGGAACAACTTACGCTTACAACGTTGGAGGCGGAGGAAATGCTGGAGCAAGTCCAAACCACGCTGGCCAACCTGGAAATCCTGGTGGAGCAACTTCAGTTGCAAGCTTATTTACAGTAAACGGTGGTAATGGCGGTAACGGAGGCCCAAGTGGTGGTGACGGAAGCCCAGGTTCTAGTGGAAGTGCTCCTGGAGCAACATATAACTACCCAAAAAATTTCTTTTTTGCAACTGATAACTATTCAAATGGTGGAGCTGGTGGAAAAAGAGATGCTCCTAATACGCCACAACCTGGTAATGGTGGCGTACTTATGTATTATGAAAATGATTTAACTTAGGACTTAAACTATGGCATATTTTATACTCAACCCAAACGAAACTAATTATACAAATATTTATAAAATTGCAGCAGACGATGATGCTAAAAGCAAACTAAATTTAGCTAATGATTTTATTTCAGTAAATGTTAGTGATTCAGAATTTGCTAACATCAGAAATAATACTAAGTCTATCGCAAGTCATGATGGTACAAGCTACACCTATACGGATTTTTTAAACACAGGAACAGACCCTGATAATTCACCATCAGATCCTAATGCTGTAGCAAGTAATTTTGAAACTTCAGATCAACTTAGACAAGGGTTAGACAGAATAGTAAATACTTGCAATCAATTTATTGAAGCTAATCCTAGCCATCCTTGGAAAACTTCAATTCAAACGTATAAAGATTACTTAGTAAGTTTTGATACTACTTCAGTAACTTTTCCTATGACAACTTCTTGGGAAAAATATTGTGAAGATAACAGTATAAGTTATTATCACCCTTTACAAATACCTTAATTTGAGTATACTGTAGCAAATATGCTACCCAAAATAATTGAATTTGAAGCTGCTAAATCATATGTAGATTTAAAACTAGATCTTCCAAAACCAATTAAATTAAACGTACCAAAATGGTATAAGCATTTAGAACACAGTGCAGATTTTCCAACTATAAAAGGATGTATTCCTTTTTTAGATACTATGACCACAGGTTATAGTTTAAGTTTACCTCAAGATTTTATATTAAAACACAATGTTTTAGAAGAAGGTGAAGTTAAAAGTTACATGACTCCTTCTAAACAAGATAGGTTTAAAACAATTGACATAAATTTAAATACTGCACCTATAGAACAAACTCATCATATTAAACAGGTTGAAGGTTCTCCTTTTATTAAAAAAAATTTAGAATTTCCTGTACAAAAAATACTTAATCCATGGGTTATAAAAACACCTCCTGGATATTCTTGTTTATTTGTCTCACCTTTAAATAATGCAGATGACAGATTTTCTATAATACCTGGCATTGTAAATACAGATACTTTTAAGGTAGAAATAAATTTTCCTTTTATTGTAAATGGTGACAAATATCCTGTACTTGATACTGTACTTAAGAGGGGGACACCTTATGTTCAAATAATACCTTTTAAAAGAGATAGTTGGAAAATGAAAATTAGAGGAGTAACTGAAGCTGCTAAAAATAAAGCAGAATCTTTTTATTTAAAACATACTTTAGATTTAATTCATAGGTATAGAACTAAATGGTGGAATAAAAGTAGTTTTTTTTAATGGGTAAAATAAAAGATTATATATTAACAATAGAGAACGCAATGCCTTTAAATCAATTGGAGGTTTTAAAAGAAGTTTGCGTGTCCAATCATTTAGGTAGTCAACCTGGTCAGGTGGGTTTAGACAATAGGGTTGATTTAAATATAAGACAAACAAAAGTAACACATATGTTTAATGTTGGAGAAAAATGTAAAAACATGACGATGGCTTATTGGTCTAATTACTTAATGAAATTATTTACTCACTATACAAAACAATATTGTTATACTTACAAAATTCTTGACTCTAATATTAGTATTAGTGAAATTCAATTATTAAGTTATCCTAAAGGTAGTTTTTATAAAACACATATAGATCATTTTAGAACTTGTCCTAGAACTCTAAGTATTGTTTTTTTAATTAATGATAATTATGAAGGTGGTGAGTTGTGTTTTGAATTATTAAATGAAACAATAAAAATTCCAAAAAAACAAAATTCATTAATAATATGGCCTAGTAATTTTCAATATCCACATAAAGTTTTACCTACTACACAAGGAGAAAGGTATTCAATAGTATCATGGGCATTATAGGTAAAGATTTTAAATATAAAAAAATAAATAATCTTTTAGATAAAAATTTAATTAATTTTTTTAAGTATTATTTTAAATTTAGACATCAAATTGATAATCAAATAAATTTATTTAATGCAGATAAGATCACTGCAGGTGATAGTCAACATTATAGTGATATGGCAACGGAATCTTTATTAATAAATTTAAAATCAAAAATAGAAAAAAATGTAGGTAAAAAATTATTACCTACATATTCTTTTTGGAGAATGTATACATACGGAAGTTATCTTAAAAAACACAAAGACAGACCCTCGTGTGAAATTAGTGTTACAATTAATATTATGGGGGACACTGATTGGCCTATTTATATTGAAGACAAAGAAATATTTTTAAAGCCAGGAGATGGTGTTGTATATTTGGGTTGCGAACTAAACCACGAAAGAAAGAAATTAAAAGGAGATCATCAAGCACAAATATTCTTGCATTATGTAGAAGAAGGAGGTAAAAATCAAGATTACATTTTTGACAAAAGATTTACTTTAGGACTGCCTTTAAAATGAAATTTGAATACAAAAAAAATGGATTTGTTGATATAGTATTTAGTGACGAAGAAATACAAATACTTTCTAAAACAAAAAAACTTATCTTAGAACCTTTAGCTGTCAGACATTTTGAAAATAATTTAATGAGAGTTATTGCTGAAATGCATTTAAATTTACCAGAACATTTAAAAAATATAGTGTCAAAAGATAATCAAGACGATGAGATAAAAACTAAAAAAGATGTTGGAAGTTAAAAATAATTTTTTAGATAATCAAAATTATTGGACAATTCATTCTGCTGTATACAGTGAAAACATACCATGGTCTAAAAAAGGAAATTTATTTACACATTTATTAATTGAAGATGGTGCTATTAATAGTTCTCAGGTTGACTTAGTACAACCTTTTACAAAAATAATTGATAATCCTATACAATATTCTAGTTTATTTTTGATTCCTAAAACAGGAAAAGAAAACGCATTAGTAAAAAACTTAAAAGAAAAAACTTTAATCTATTGTTTAGATAGTTCCGAAAGTTACAGTATAGTAAGTTCTATTCAAAAAATAGAAACAAAACAAAATCAAGCGATTATAATAGATTACCCAACTTCAATAATTCAAAAAAGACAATCAGATAAGGATTATATATGTATGTTTTACATATCCTTTAAAAATAAATAAGGTTATGGTATAATATGTCATGCCTTTAACAAACGTACAAATAGCACCAGGATTTAACAAACAGGTAACCGAAACAGGCGCAGAAGGTCAGTGGACTGATGGCGATTTTGTTAGGTTTCGATACGGTCTACCTGAAAAAATAGGTGGTTGGCAAGAAATAGTTAATCAAACTTTAGTAGGTGTAGCAAGAGATCAGTTTGTATGGGCTGATTTAGATGGAAGAAAATATGCTGCAATAGGCACTAATAAACTTTTAGCAATATATTATGAAGGGTCTTTCTTTGATATTACTCCATTAGGGACAGCTTTGACGAGTTGTACATTTGATACAACAGACACTTCAGTAACGGTTACTGTTAATAAACCTGCTCATGCATTAGAGCCAGGTGACCTATTTACTTTTACATCAGTTACACCTCCAGTTGGAGCTGGATACGTAGACACAGATTTTACGACAAATACTTTTCAGGTAATCACTGCTCCAAACAGCGATAGCTTTACAATAACAATGGCTACTGCAGCATCAACTACAGTTAGTGCAAGTGGTTCAGCCACTGTTAACCCCTATGTCAAACCAGGTTCTTTAGGTTTTACTTATGGCTTTGGTTTTGGAACAGGGTTGTGGGGAGGAGGACAACAAGTATTTGGAACTCTCAATGGTGCATTGTTAGATGATAATAATGGTACAGGCGGTGTAGGTACATCAATTACTTTATTCTCAACTACAGGACTACCGGCTACTGGAACAATAAAAGTTGGGTTAGAATTTATATCTTATACTGGTATATCCTCAAATGATTTAACAGGAATTACAAGAGCTGTTGCAGGAACTAGATCTGCACATGCAGATGGTTCAGGTATTGAAATATTTACTGGATGGGGAGATGCATCATTATCACAAACTTTAACGATAGATCCTGCATCTTGGTCTTTAGATAACTTTGGACAAAAACTAATCGCAACGGTTAAAAATGGTGAAACATTTGAATGGGATCCAATTACTGCAAACTCAAATGCTTTAAACACTAGAGCAACAGTAGTAGCTAATGCACCAACTGCATCGGTTATGTCTTTAGTATCAGATAGAGATAGACATTTATTAATGCTTGGAACTGAAACAACTATAGGTTCTCCGGGAACACAAGATAAAATGTTTATTAGATTTTCTGATCAAGAAAATATTAGTGAATATGCACCAACCTCAGTTAATACTGCAGGTACTTTTAGACTTGATTCAGGAACAAAGATTGTTGGAGCTGTAAAAGGAAAAGATTATACTTTAGTTTTAACAGATAACTCTGCTTACGTAATTCAATTTGTAGGACCCCCTTTTACTTTCTCGATTAGACAAGTAGGTTCAAACTGTGGAGCAATAGGACAACACTCAATTAAATATGTTAATGGTGCTGTTTATTGGATGGGTGAATCTGGTGGTTTTTTTGTTTACGATGGTACAGTTAAATCATTACCTTGTTTAGTAGAAGATTTTGTATTTACAAATAAAGGAGATAATCTTGGAATTAATTATCAAAATGGTGAATCTGTTTTTGTAGGTTTAAATCATTTGTATGAAGAGATAACTTGGTTCTATCCTAAAAGTGGAGCTGATTTTGTAGATAGATGTGTGACCTTTAATTATCAAGAAGGTTCTTGGACAACAGGATCTCTTTCAAGAACTACTTGGGTAGATGCTAATTTATACGATGTACCTTATGCTACAGAATTTAATTCGACAGGCCTTCCTTCTTTTCCAACAGTTCAAGGAGTAACTAACATAAATGGATCAACTGTTTACTACGCTCATGAAACAGGTAACAACCAAGTAGATGCTGCAGGTAACAAAACAGCTATACCTGCTTTCATAGAATCGGGTGATTTTAATTTAGGGGATGGTGAAGTATTTATGAGTATGAGAAGATTTGTTCCTGATTTTAAATTACTTACAGGTAACGCAGAGGTTACTATAAATTTAAGAAATTATTCTAGTAATGCTTCAACATCCTCGCCTCTCGGACCTTTTACAGTTACAGGTTCAACAGATAAAGTAGACACAAGAGCAAGAGGCAGAGCAGCTAGTGTAAAAATAGCTAATACTTCAACCGATGAAAATTGGAGATATGGTACCTTTAGAGCTGATATTCAACCTGATGGAATGAGATAATGGCTAAAGTAGATATAGTAATACCAGAACCAAAACCAGTATATACTGAAGAAAACCAAAGACAGGTAGCACAGTCTTTACGAACGATGCAAGATAAGTTAAATACTTCTTATCAAGAAGAAATTAAAAATGAACAAAACACCTTTAATTACTTTATGTCATGACAATTAGATACAAAAGCGAAACGTTTGATTTAGCTACAACTAATCTTACTACTATTTTAACATGTCCATCAGATGCGACTATTCTTGTAAAAACAGTGCAGGCTAGTCATAAGGCCGGAGGAGGTGTGGTCTTAGATACATATTTGCAAAAATCTGGTGGATCAGACGTTGAAATAAGTCATAAAACTTTATCAGCAGAATTTACAAATATGTTAAGTAATACTTTAAATATGGAAGCTAATGATATTTTAAAACTACAAGCGGGAACAGCTAACGAGATTACAGGTGCTGTAAGTTATGCTTTAATAGATAGATCACAGGAAAATGGCTAAG